CTAAGTTTAAATATGAAAAAACAAAGATCCTAAGTTCAAACCCGATTCACATATGTTAGATGATGTGTGGAGGAAGGCTGTACAAGATATTAAAGAGAAATCATATGCGTCAAGGTTTGCAGGTGATCTATTAGCAGAGTGTAGAAGGTTAGATACAAGTCTCATGAACATCAAAGAAACTATAAAACCCATCAATTGGACGAAAGGAGGGGTGAAGCCTTTTGCTGCTGGACAAGGAACGGCAAGCTCCACTATTCAGTTGTTGGCCATGACACTAATCTTTGGGCGCTTTGCTTATTATCTGGATCAATTATCCGAGAGGAAAGACGACATGCATCAATTGATTCAGAAATTTGGAAAGTCTCAACGAATGTACATCCAGGACATAAATGAAATGATCGGGATAGTTAAAGATTATAATTTGGTTGAAATAATAGGCGATGTGGGAAAAAGCGATAAAGGAATGACCGAGTTTTCGTCTCATATGCATGTTGAATATTTTGTTCAAGTTCTTGGTATGGACAGGGAGATTGCTAGTTTTATAAAAATGGCGGACACAAATGCAGCTGTTGTTACTCCTTTTTTGATAGGAAAGACTCAGCATCAATTACTATCTGGCAGAACAGGCACCAAACATTTAAATGAGATAAATAATAAGCTCACATTATGCTGGGTCACAGAGGGAGTGGGATCAAACATAGTCACTTATGAAGGCGACGACTGTGCAAAGTGGCAAGCTGGACTTAAATTTCTTCCTGAAAAATGGGATGAAATAGCAGAGTATGTTAATTACTCTTTTGAAGTTTTAAGCAAACAAAAAGTAACTGATTTCTGTGGATATTTATATAGTCAAGATTCTGGCATGGTTCCAAATTTAGTTAGAATGATTCAAAAGGCCATGTGTTATCCCCATCAAAATTTTGAACAGTTCCATGAATATCAGCAGTCAATGCTTGATAATATGAGATTGATAGAAATGATGGATTATAATGACATAATATCAGCAAACGCAGAAATTTGGGGTGTCAGGTGGGAGGAAATACAAGATATTATCGAATGTTATTACGGCATAGCCTGTATCACCGAAAAAGAATGGGAGTCGCAAGTTCAAACCTATGAATATAGACATAATGTGGCTAGAAGAGGTTTGATGGAACAATGTTTGCCACCAGCATTACAAGAACCTGCTATGTCAGACTTACAGATATTTCAGACATAAATATTAAGTTATAAAAAAAGAAAATACATGGGAGGGGGACTGAGA